AACTCTGGCCTAGCCTGCGCAATCACATTGCCAAGCTTGGTGGTGCTTGGGAGGTCACATCTGGCGAGATCCGCTACCTCCACCCCAACGGCAACACATCACGCATTATAGGCTACTCAGCGACTGACCCAGGGCGTGCTGAAGGCTGGCATGCAGAGGACCACGAATACCATCCATTGCTGATGGTGGTGGACGAAGCCAAGACTGTCGCCGACCCACTGTTTGAGGCCATCAGCCGATGTCAACCAACTAGGCTGCTAATCGCATCCAGCCCAGGCGGGACTAGCGGTGCGTTCTATCGGGCGTTTACCAAGGAAGCCAATATGTGGCAGAAGCACGCAGTCACAGCGTTTGACTGCCCGCACATAACGCAGACCCAGATTGATGAGGTAGTCCAGCGATACGGCGAGAAGCACCCGCTGACCCGATCTATGATCTACGGCGAGTTTGTTGACATAGGGCTGGAAAGCCTAGTTATCAACCTCACCCAGCTACAGAACTGCCACAACACACCACCCCGATTCAGACCAGGTGTACGCATAGCAGGCGTGGACTTTGCAGCGGGTGGCGATCAGAACGTGATCTGCATAAGCGATGGCAACAAGATCCTGCCTATGATTGCATGGCGTGAGAAAGACACGATGGCAGCGGTAGGCAGGTTTATAGTCGAGTTCAAGAAGGCTGGGCTGGAAGCAAACAACATCTACGCTGACGCGAGTGGCATGGGGATGGTTATGTGCGATGCCTTGGCTGAGTCTGGCTGGGTAGTCAATCGCGTGAACTTTGGGGCTACGGCATACGACAACAACGCCTATACCAATCGGTCTGCCGAGATGTGGTACAACATGGCAAAGAAGATTGAGGATGCTGAGATCATATTGCCAGAGGACGAGGACTTGACGGCACAGTTGACTTGCAGGCGTACAATCACCAACAGCAAGGGCAAGCTGGGCGTAGAGTCAAAGGACTCAATGCGTGCCAGAGGCATAGCCTCACCCGATAGGGCTGACGCGCTGGCCTTGTGCCTCAGTAGCTCAAATGTCGGTCTTGACTTGACTTTCCAAATAGAACGTCCAACTTGGAAGTCACTTCAAGAAATGATGGTATCCCACGATCCCGTCATGTCTGGATTTGACGCAGGAGGATAAACACTATGAATATCTGGAATTGGATTACTTCAAATTGGCAAGAGATCGTAGCCGCTGTTGGTGGCATCGTTCTTGCTGCTCGCATCATTGTTAAACTCACACCGACCCCAGCGGACGATACGTTCTTGGAAAAGATCGTAAACTTCCTCAAGACAGTCGGGCTGAATATTAAATAATTTATTTGTGCTGCGTGCAATCCTTGAGATCATCGCAGCAGTGTTTCGCATCATTCCAGGCTGGAAAGACAAGCGAACACAAAACCTTGAAAACGATTGGAGCAAGAATCGCGAAGCTATTGAGCGTGATCTGCGTGGTGAGTCTTGGTGGTTGCGCAACAACGACACCAGTAACAAACACAACGGGAGCAGTTGAGTCCTTAATACGAGATGAAAACTATTCTTCTGTCCGTACTGCTGATCCAAAAGTACGCGCTTGGGCAAAACGCGCTTTACATTACGTCAACGATCTGTCATTTGAATTAAGCAGAGAAAGACAAAAATGAACGCCAAAGATACACGCCGATCAGATTATTACACCAGAATCATCGAAGCTCTTAACCAGCGCGAGACTTGGGAGAACCGCCAGCGGTTGTTCTATCAAGCCCGCTACTTTGGTGTACGCCGCAAGGTCAAGCCTTGGCCTACAGCAGCCGATCTTCACGTTCAGCTAATCGACAGCGCAATCGAGAAGCTAAAGCCTTCTTTCGTAAACAGCGCGATTGGCAACGACATTCTTTCCAGCTTCGTCCCGATGCGCCAGCAGTTGACTCCGCTGACCGTCTCAGCCGAGCGTTGGTTTGATTACAATATGCGTGAGCGCACAAACTTCCAGAAAGAGATTGTTTCCGTAATCGACCATATTCTTCTTTACGGACGAGGCGTTGCCAAGATTGTTTGGAACGAGGACAAGAAGCGCATTGACTTTGAGGCTATTGATCCCTTCCATATTATTGTTCCTTCCTATACCAAGGAGTTCAAAGATGCAGATTTCATCGTTCACATCATCTCAACGAGTGTCGATTCCTATAAGGCAAATCCCTTGTACAAGCAGGATGAGAACTTTATCAAAACAATTTCAGGTAAAGCCTCCAAATCAGTGGGCTTACGAAGTGAGATTCAAGACGAGATTTACAGGCGTGAGGGAATTACTCAAGAAGCTGAGAATGACCGTATTGTCCTTTGGGAGATGTACACCCCGTCCGAAGACGGATGGAAGGTTGAAACTTATAGTCCGCTTGTTTTGACCGAAGATGTACGCAAACCTTTCACATTACCCTATCGTCACGGTGAACCACCTTTCGTAGATTTCCCTTATGAAGTTACTGGTGGCGGTTGGTACAGTCCACGAGGTGTGGCCGAGATCCTCCTCCCGAATGAGAACCTCCTCAATAAATTAAAAAATAGTCTCTCTGACTATGTGGAGCTTGCCAACCGCCCAGTTTTCGAAGCACAGAATCCAATCTCGCTAAACACATCGAACTTGAAGATGCAGCCTGGGCAGATTCTGCCACAGGGCTTGAAACCAGTTCAGTTTAGCCAACCTCCATTCGACTTCCAGAAACTGATGCTTGAAGAGCGTCTGCTTTCGGAACAGCGGATGGGCAATCCAGACTTTGGTGCTGGCTCGCAGTTCCAAGTGTCGGATCGCAAGACTGCTACCGAGATTCAGGCGTTGCAGTCACAGGCAGCAGCTTCTGGCGATTTACGCAATCGTATGTTCCGAATGGGTCTAGCCCATCTCTTCAAACAGTGCTGGTCGCTTTACACGCAGTACAACAAGAAGGATTTGATGTTCCGCTATGCGGAAGAGACTGGATCGATGCCACCCGAAGGTATCCACGATGAGTATTCGATTGAGCCAAAGGGTGGATTGGATTTTATCAACCGTCAGTTTGCGTTGCAGAAAGCAGTCAGCCGTATGAGCATGTTCCAAAATAATCCTTTCATCAACCAAGGCGAACTGGTAAAGTCAGTGCTTGAACAAGACGATCCCTCGCTGGTCCGCAGGCTCTTCCAAGATCCAAACGCAGCCTCTGGCGATCAAGCTGAAGATCAAGCGACTGAAATCGCGACTATGCTTGCAACTGGATTCCCAGTCGCAATCAAGCCTAGCGACGATCACAAAGCGCATATATCCGTTCTCTTCGCGTTTAACCAAGCGGCTCAACAGCGACAACAGCAGGTCGATCAGAGCGCAATGCAAGTTCTAATGGCACACTTACAACAGCACTTGGCAGCCTTGGAACAGGTTGACCCAAATACATCCCGCGCTATCCAGAAACAGCTTCGTGATGCAGGTAAGGCTCAGATGCAACAGCAGGGGCAACAATTGCCTCCAGAAGCAATGCAAGGCCAAGCACCAGCACCGATGGCGGGTTGAAAGTACCAGTAATGCGTGATGCCTTCCAAGCGGAAGGACTAGCAAAGCTGTGTGAGTGGGCGAATGAACAGGGTGCAAATAATAGGGCAGTTGAGATTGGTTCTTATAGTGGCGAGGGAACAGTAGTTCTTGCAAAGTATTTTAAGGATGTTCTTGCCGTAGATCCTTGGCTAAATGGGTACGACATCAACGATAGGGCAAGTCAGCAATGCCCGATGAAGTTTGTCTTTGACGCATTCCAAGAGCGCGTATCTCCATTTAAGAATGTTTTATATAGCAGGGGTAAAAGCCTAGATGCGCTCGAATTCTTTAAGGATGGAGAGCTGGACTTGGTTTATATTGACGGAGATCATAGATACGAAGGCGTGCTTGCAGACCTAAAGGGCTGGCGCAAGAAGCTTAGAGAAGGCGGGATTATGGCTGGTCACGACTGGAGTTGGAAATCAGTCAAGATGGCCTTACTTGAGGAAATAGGACAAAAGGACTATACGCTATTCCAAGGCGATTCCTGGGCAATAAAACTATGAGAAAACTAAAAGCAGCATTGGCGTTCATCAGAGATCAAGAATGGGTCAACGAGCCTAAGTGGGAGGATGAGGACGAGAAGGCGTGGACAGGATTCTTGTCAACCCCCACAGGACAGAAGCTAAGTCTTATTTTGCTTAACCTAACCCTGCGTCAAAACGCCTCTGCGGTAATGAAGAAACCAGAGGAACTTGCAGACGCTTGTGGACGTGCTAAAGGGTTTAGAGGATGTGTAGCGACCTTAGAATCGCTCGCATCCCAAAAACTTAACTCCGCCATTCCAGGCTATGGGGATGGATCGGATGAACCAGTAGCCGACTAACCTTTAGGTAGAATGACTCCCTACCGAAAAGTGTAAGAAAGGGTCAAAATGGCGGATTCAAACAACCTAACTGAAGCGGATGTATTGGCGATGGCGCAAGCGGCTGACGAAGGACGGGATTTTAATCCTACTCCCAAGGAAGACGAAAAAGCCAAAGTAGAAACAGAAGCTACAGAAAAGGCCAGCGGAGATAACGAGCAGACACCCGCGCCTGCTGAAAAAGCCGAAAAAACAAAACTAGAAACCTCGGATGAGGTTTCAGCGACCAAGGAGAAATCCGAGGAAGCCAAAAGTTCTTTAACAACGCAATCTTCAGAAGACAAGTCGGAGTCGGCTTCCGAAAAGAAGCCTACCCGTTACGAGAAGGCTAAGTCACGACTTGAGAAGGAGTGGGAAGATGTCCGAGCAGAGAAAGCCAGAATCAAAGCAGAGCGTGAGCAGATCGAGGCTGAAAGGGCAAGGAAGACTTCAGAAACTCCTCAAGGCGAGACAAAGTCGGGAAGTCGCAAGTTTAGCGCGGAAGATTACAGGGAAGCAGCAAAGAGCTACCGTGATGAAGGCCGTGACGATCTTGCAAAACTTGCCGAACAAAAAGCTGGTGACATCGAAGTCGAGGACAGGAAAGAAGTCGAGCAAAAGACCCAAGCGGAACTAAAGTCTGCTTGGGATAAAAATTTGCTTGATGAAGTGGAAGCAAATCCAGAACTTAAAGATTCAACCAGCACATTGTATAAAGCCGTATCAGAAATGTTGCAAAACCACGCAATCCTGCGTAATTACCCAGCGGGGATCAAGGATGCGGTTGGAATTGCCAAGGTAAAGCTCCAAGCGGAGTCCGCCTCCGATTTGTCGAAAAAGGTTGCAGAGTATGAGAAAGAACTTTCTCAACTCAGAAAAGCGACTACTCCAGCGTCTGGACAACCAAAAGGTCCTGCCAAGACTAAAGCTTTTCACGAACTGACTCTCGATGAGCAAGAACGTGAATTGATGAAAATGGCAAGCGAAGTTGACAGAGGTTGAGTAGTCATAACAAACAAGGATACTTAATTATATGGTAACTACAGGCTCAGTCAGCGCACAGTTCCAGACGTACTTCTCGAAGGCGTTATTGGAACGTGCAATCCCATTGCTCCAAATGGAGCAATTCGCAATGAAAGCTCCCTACCCGACCAAAACGGGCGGGAATAAAACGATACGCTTCTTCCGTTTCGGAGATCCAAGCATCACTGCTATCTCCGCTTTGTCGGAAGGAACAACCCCATCCTCTGGTGACGAGCGTGATCTCACGTTGTCCTCAGTGGAAGCCACGCTTGTCCAATACGGAAGCAAGATCATCCTAACGGATGTTGTTCTCGCAACCGAATTGTTCTCGCACTTGGCACAGGCCACCAAACAACTCGGCGAAGATGCCGCCCTCCACGCTGACACTCTCTGTCACCGTGCGTTGGTGCAGGATTCCTCGACCAGCACTGGTACTGGTGTAGCAGTCAAGTCCTACGCTCGTTATGCTCAAAACACAACGAACGGAACGACCTGGGCTACCTCATCCGTTGCTAACAGCGCAATGACCGCCACCGACTTGCTCGATGGTGCGACTTCGTTGTTCATCGCCCGCGCTCCTAAGATCAAGGACGGCTACGCGCTTGTCGCGCATCCTGCCGTTATCCGTGACTTGCAGCAGGACGATGATTGGTTGAAGGTGTCGAGCTACTCGGCTCCCGACCAAATCTTCAAAGGTGAGACTGGTAAATTGTTTGGCGTGTCGGTCATCTCTTCGACCAACGTGCAGACCTTCAATACCTCCGCCTCTGGTATCGCTGAAAACAGCGTAGGAACAACTGGTGTTAACACTGGTTACGCCAACGTCCTCCTCGGTGGTGGCGCGTTTGGTGTTCCTAGCTTGTCCTCATTGGCCGCCTCTGGCTCGCCCTTCGCTCCGAAGGTCACGATCCTTGATGCTGCTGATAAGAGCGATCCTTATGGACAGCGCGTTGTTGCGTCCTTCAAGACGTTCTACGCAGCCAAGCAACTCGATCCTCGGTTCTTCCGAGTCATCGTTGCGAAGTCCAACTACAGCTAATAATTAAATGGGAACCATGCTAGTCATTGGTATGGGTCCTCGGAAAGCTGGGGAGGGTAAAACCTCCCCAGCCTCTTCCACCAAGGAGAAACCAGCTATGAAAGAAGGATTGGTTAAATTGCCGATCTCTATGTTCGAGCTAGGTGAAGGCGAAGAAAACGCCACACCAGAGGCTGGAGACATGGTGGAATTGGAAGGTGTAGTGGAGAAAATCGAAGGTGGTGTGGCTATGGTGCGTGTAAACAACGCTATGGCTGAAGCATCTGAAGAAGAATCCGCTGTACCCGAAGAGTCCGAAGAAGACCGTATGATGAAGATGGCCGAGGAGTCGGATAAGGAAAACTATAGCTAATGCCTGTTTACCAGTACGAGGACACCAGAAATGGGAAAGTTGTCGAACTGGAAAAGGCTGTGGCCGAAAGGGATTCTGTCCCTCGTTACCTTAAACGATTCACCGTCCCTCAAAGATTGAGCCTAGTGGGGGTTGGCGAACCCCTCGACAACCCGCTGGGAGTCAATCAAACAAATCTATTGAAGGGGTACTATCGCCAAGAACAAAAGCTTGGCAGTAGATTCAGAAGCCAGTACACGCCAGATAGCATCAAACGTGCGGCTATAAGGAGAAAATAATATGGCTAGTGAGTTTCAAAGAAGTCCAGTAAAAGCGAAGAATAAAGCCGTTCGTATTGATGGTGCTAACTTCGCCAACGTCATTGAGTTTACGGCAAGCTCCAGCGGTGGCACTGTTAATACAGTTGCAACAGCCCCTGCGTCCTTGAACGTGACTCTTAACGGCACGAGCTACCGCATCGCGCTACATAGCTAATGTCTCGCGCATTAGATAAATTCCAGGCTCAATACGGATTTTCCGTAGGGACAACTGGAACAGCCCCTGCTGGCTACTGGGCAATCCAGATGCTTTCGGATACCACGTTTAGCGCGATTAGCGGTAAATATGATGGTACTCTGACAGGCGTTACGATTGGCTCTGGCAACATCATCTATGGCGAGTTCGACAGCTACACGGCTGGAACTGGCAGGGTGATCGGCTACATAGCTGGTTAATGATTCAAGTAATCACATCGCCAAAGGTTCAAGTCCTTGGCGATTGATTGCATTTTGATTTTATGCCAAGACTATCTTTAGGACTAGGAGCGCAGACCATCCGCAAGGTTGGTGGCGGTGCTGCACCCAGCGGTCTTGCTGTAGCCACCACAAACGCAGTTAATATATCTGGAAATAATGGCGTTGTTCCAGACGGCACATATACAAAAGTTACTTCAAGTGCGACTAGAGTTGCTGGTTCTGCTATTAGCGATAAAATGTTTATTGATACTGGATTGGTTTATTTGAAGGAAGCTGGATATGGAGATGAAAGTTTTCCAACCTCTCCTTACGGATATATTTTAATTGCACCAAATACAACATTTACAGCAACATTTTTTAATCCGCTTCAATCTGAAGCATACTGGTACGCTGGAAAAGTTTATGGATTTTTTGGAGAGGACGAAAATGTTTTTGCAGTGAATGCAGCATCCCAGAATGCTTCTGAAGACGCAACAATCATACCCACAACTGGCTGGTCACCATCCATCACCATCACCGCCGCTTGATGAACCACCCCTAGCGTGTTAAACTAAAAAGGACAAATATATGGGCCGCCAATGGAACACGATTATTGAGAGTCTAGGACCGCTTTCTGGCGGAACTGGCTTATCGATTAACGCCAACCTAACCGAGTTAGAGGCGTTGGTTACAACGCTTCAGGCGGACGTTGCTGATGGCGTGCGCATCCCCAACGCCACAACTGGCGGAACTGGTCCTACCGACTTCACCTCGACCAGCTACGGAACAATTGCAACGGCAAGCACTGGCAGGCTGGGATGCACAATCTTCAATTCTGGCCCAGGCACACTCCACGTCATTCTTGGCACAGCAACAGCCAGCACTTCCAATTTCACAGCCAGACTAAGTGCTGGAGACTACTACGAAGTTCCTTTTAATTACACTGGCTTGATTGGCGGAATCTTCGCCACTGCTGGAACTGCTGAAGTGACGACACTCAGTTAGGAGTAGGCGATGCCCATCTTTCGCCCAACTCCGCAAATCTTTACTCTTTACGATACGACCTTAACGCAGTCTGCATCTACATCATTTGTTGCATCGGCAACTCTAATAACTCTCCCACCAGGAACTTATCAATATGACGGTTGGGCTGGTGGTAGCACGGCATCTGTAACTGCTGGAATACAAATACAGCTTACATCAACTCTTTCTGGTTCTGGTTGTTTTGTTAATCGTGTATTGCGCGGAACTGGATATTTTAGCTTAACGATTGATCAAGGAGCATCACGCAGAGCAGATACTAATCCACAATTTTTAGTATCAGCAAATACAGGAGCAGCGGCACAAGCACTAGCCACATGGCTAAATGGAACACTTATTTTAACCTCTGCTCAAACATTTGGGTTTGAAATTGCCCAAAGGAATGCAACTGATGCTTCAAATCCAACAATCCTTTCAACTGGTTCTTATATTAGATTTGCAAAAATAGCCTAATGCCCCTCCTCCTCCTCACCCTCTTGCTCTGCTCTTGCTCGCCAAAGCCAGCGGATAATAATGTACTGCCTCGCTATTCCGATATGGGAGCAGCCACGGACGCTGGTAATGTCAAATGAAACGCATCGCCATGTGGCTGACCAATTTGAGTTTGCGTTTCTTAATGACGGGGCAGGAATACGCCTGTTTCAAGGAGGCGTTAAAGTTTGCCGTGGAGAACAACAACATGGTCAAGGAGACCAAGTACATTGGCAAGGTAAAGCATCTCCTATCTGTCAACAGAAGCATCAAGCGGATTGTCGAGGAAGGTCGAGATCGGGACGAGGTTGTGGATGCCGTTGTCCATCTTGCAGTTTCACTAAGATACCTGGAGGGTAAAGGTCGTGAGTCTTGATGAGGTTTCGGATCTTAAAGACAGAGTTGCCAGCGTGTCAGAGCGACTTGCCAGAATGGAGGAACGCCAGATGACGCTTATCTCAATGATTGAAAGGTCACTTGCTTTTCACGGAGATGTTGCTAATAGATTAGGTGCGCTAGAACACCTGCGGACGAAGGTTCTGGCTGTAGCTGGGCTAATAGGGCTTGCTTGCTCAATGGCCTGGGATGTCCTCAAAAACCGCCTTTCTAACTAGGAGACTAAATGCCCACACTTGGAACACAGAACATTGCGACTAGCTATCCACAGCTCCTAAAGACTGATGGCTTGGGCGGGATAGACGGCACGTTGCAGACCATTACGGATGGAGACAATACTTCTAGCGCGTTGCAATTATCTACGGCAGGAGTTAGATCAACTGGAACTCTGAATGCAGCAGGTGCGACTACTTTATCATCCAGCCTAGCTGTTACTGGCGCGGTCACACTGTCTTCAAGTCTCGGCGTAACAGCAGCAGCAACCTTTAGCTCAAGCGTATCGGCCACAACTGGTACAGTTACAATTGGAACAGCCACAATCAGCACTGCCACAATCAGCACTGCAACAATCAGTACTGCCACAATCAGCACTGCAACCATCCCGCTTCAGCTTGGTGCAATTACTTTCGGATCAAACATCACATCGTCAACTGGTACGGCTACAATCGGAACAGCTACAATCAGCACAGCTACAATCAGCAGTGCGACCATTCCAAGAATAAACGGAGTAACAACATTTGCTACTGGTTTTACCTCTTCTACTGGCACAAACACGCTAGGTACGATTGCTTCAACCACGATTAGCAATACAGGACTAGCAACAGTTGGCACACTTGAGATTGGGGCTAGTGGTCCAAGTATAACCAATCTTTCCTTTGGAACAGCAGCGTTTACCTCTGCTACAGTTGGCGCGCATAACGTAGCGGATGCTACAACTGGAACCTTTGCTTTAACTGGTGTGGCACTTGGAGACATTGTTATTGGTTCATTAAACTCGCTAGGATCTGCTACTGGCACAGTTAATATCGGTCTATCTATTTATCCAACGGCAACAAATGTTGTTAAGTATTCAATCCAGAACCAAGGTGCGACTGCTGGAACAATCCCCGCTGGCATCTTCTTCGCAACCGCACTGAGGTTTACAGCTTAATATGGCAATTAAATTCAATCGCTCGCAGACCTTTGCAACCAACGGAACAGTTACAGCCGCAGCGTTGCATAACCTAATTGACGGAACAGACATCTACCAAGCGTTAATTACCGATCAGACGGCTATGACTTCGGTTGGTAGCCTTGATAAACTACTGATTGCCGACTCCGACCTTACCGCAGGCGATGCGCCGAGGTCTGTAACTGTAAACGAATTGTTTGAAGATGCGCTTACTTTAAGCACATATACAAACATAAAAGCTACTAATGCTACGATTACTACAGGAACAATTGCCACTCTAAATAGCACGACTGGAACAATCCCAACCCTTACATCCATAACCAAGATTACAAGCGGAACAGGAACGGCTGCCGCACCAGCCATCTCGCCAACAGGCGACACCAATACTGGTATCTTCTTCCCAGACGCTGACACGGTTGCGTTTGCTGAGGGTGGAACTGAGGCGATGCGGATTGACTCCGCTGGTGATGTTGGAATTGGGACTACGAATCCTGTCTACAAACTTGATGTTAGTGGTCTAATAGCATCGCAATCAAACCAAGCTGGAATTGTTTTTTCAAAGACAAATAACGCTGCAAATAATAAAACAATACAAAACACTATTGATGGAAGCGGCAACATGGTTTGGCAAGCAATCAATGATGCTGGTGCTGGAGGTGGAAACAGTTTTTCGCTAATAAGAAGCGCACAACAAATAAATTCAATAGAAGCACAGTCTAGTGGAACTACTTGGTTTAAGATTGATAACAGTGCGACAAATGTTGGGATTGGAACTACGAGTCCCGCAGGAAAATTAGATGTTTATGATGCAACTTCTTCCATATTAAATGTTCTTGGTAATTCCACGGTTCAAGCAGTTGTCTATAAAGGATCATCAGATACCGCAGCACCCATATTGATTCTTAGAAAATCAAGAGGATCAGTAGAGTCACCTACGGCAGTCGCCACAGGCGATCAAATTGGAAACATAAATTTTCAAGCATTTGGTGGAACAAACAATCGGGGGGTATGCAGAATTATTTCAAATGTTGAAGCTTATGTGTCCGACTCAGACATTAGCTCTAATTTGACCTTTCTCACTTCCGCTGCTGGTGGTGTTACAGCAACGGAAAGACTTAGAATTGGTCCTTCTGGTCAAATCGGAATAGGTGGAGCAACCTACGGAACAAGCGGTCAAGTATTAACAAGTGGCGGATCTGCCGCTGCCCCAAGCTGGAGTAATGTTACTATTGGGACTAATTCTGTTACCTTTCCAACGCTATCGACCAGCACAACTCAAGCAGATAACGTGGCCAGCAGAGTCGCAAGAGCTTGGGTGAATTGGAATGGGACAGGCACAGTTGCAACACGAGCCAGCTTCAATGTTTCAAGCATTACGGATCATGCAACTGGAAAGTATGGCGTAAACTTTACAGTGGCTATGTCTGATGCTAATTATGCGGTACTTTTTAGTGGAGGCTTCGATCCTGGGGCTGAAGCCAGAATTTTCAATAACATTGATAGCGATAATGCTCAAACAACTTCAGCAGTTAGAGTAAACAGCATTAATGCTACTGGAACACAGATTGACACAGACAGAGCTAGTGTTGTTGTATTCAGATAAAAAATACAATTATGAACAAGAAAATAATCTATCCAACAGAAAACGGAGTTGCCGTAATTACACCAACTCCAGACTATTTGCTAACTCACACCATTGAAGAGTGTGCGGCTAAAGACGTTCCCGAGGGCAAGCCATTCCAGATAGTTGACGAATCAGAAATACCTTCCGACCGCACATTCCGCAACGCATGGGAGTACCAAGAATGATTATTATTAATCCAGATAAAGCCAAAGCAATTTGGAAAGACAAGTGGCGCGAGGCTCGCAAGCCCCTACTTGCCTCTTTGGATATTGAGTTTATGAAGGCTGTTGAGTCGGCTGATACGGCCAAGCAAGTGGAGATTGCTTCCAAGAAACAAGCCTTGCGTGATGTGACTCAGACTGAGATTGTCGGAAACACGCCAGAAGAGATTAAAGCAGTTTGGCCGAGCGTTTTGAATTAAGTAAGGGCATAAATGACCCTAACTGAAATAGCCCAGTTCGCAGGCGAGAAAGTTGGAAAGACCGACGCTGATACACTTACATTCTTGCAAAAGTCGGCAAGCTTGGCCTATCGGCGCGTATGGGACTTTGCGCCTTGGCGCGAGACTGTAACTAACTCTACCTACTCAGTTGGCACAAACAGGCAGATCACGCTAGGCACAAACGTAGAAACACCTCTTTCCGTGGCCTATAATGATGCCGAGGTTGACCCGATTGATCTAGCTACAATCATCAGCCAAGACCCAGGATTGCTTTCAGATGATCGTACTGGCGATCCAGATACCTACCATTTTACAGGTCGTAACAGCAGTGGAGTCGCAGAGTTAAACCTTTACCCAAGGCTTGCAACATCTGGAACAATCCCATTGCGTGTTGTCGAAAAGCTAAAATGCCTTACCCGCACAAACATCATTGTTGACTTCCCACCATCCCAAACCGCACTGGATGACGAGCTTCGCTTGCCTCACGTTCATCACTTGGTTCTTGCGTTGACTCACGCAGACGCACTTGAGCGCGAACGGCAGTATGCCAAAGCACAAGCCATTACGCAGGGCGCGAACTCCGATCTTGCTGCTATGGCTAACTATGAATTGAGCCAGGTTGGTGGCGTGAAGCAGATCACACCGCAGAGCCTTGGCGAGCTAACCATAGAAGAGATGTTCTCGGCTTAAAGGAGGCATCATGCCTTACTATTCGGATAACCTAGACGATCTCTTGGCGTTTGATGGAGTCCGCAGTTTTGCTGGAGGCCAAGCCAGCGGTTTGCAATCCGACTTATTGGCTGAGAACCAAGTTCAGCAATTGGTAAATATGACCCTATCCCCAAAGGGTAGCCTTGAAACACGCAAAGGCGTTGCAAGCTTTAGCACGACAGCGACAAGTCAAGAAGGCTCAATTGGCGGGATGCGGTATTACGATACTTCGGAATCCGAAAGACTTATAGCCGTCACGCAAGGCAGGCTTTATACAATTGATTCAAATGGTTCTGCAACTCTACGACCATCAGATCAAATATGGGATAGCTTTACTGGTGCTACTCGGATTTGGGATAATGAAAACCAGCAATGGGCTGACGGATTCTCCGCAGATTTCGACGCTAAAATCAGCATGGCTCAGTTCAACGACAAGATGTACATGGCCGAATCAGATGGTCCTCTTTACTTTTTTGATGGAGCTTCAACTGGTGGCACTGGTATTGCGACAAGACAAGGTGGCAAGCTTAGAGCAATCACGGTCACAACGGCAGGAATTGGATATACAAGCGCAACTGCGTCTGTAACAGGACCAGATTGGGGCGGCACGCTCCCCACGTTAATCACAACCGTTGCTGGTGGCGTAGTTACTGGCGTTACGGTTGTCGATGGTGGATCTGGATATTCATCTTCGCCTACGGTTACAATTACTGGCGATGGATCTGGAGCTACCGCAACAGCTACAGCTAGTCCTCCTCCGCTAAATTTAAGGCTTTTAATAAATACTGGCAACAGACTATTTGGTGTTGGATCTTCAGCAAATCGAAACACGCTTTACGCATCAGACATACTTGATGCCTCTGTTTGGGATTCCACAAACAGCATTGTTGTAAACGCAGATGACGGAGACGAAATTACGGCAATTGTTCAATACTACCAGAATCGAATTATTGTCTTCAAGAAGAGGCGCATATTTCAAGTTACAATACCTCCAGATGCAACCACTGCGGCTGATTGGGTCGTGGAGTTAATCTCAAACAACACTGGATGCGTGGCAGAAGGATCTGCTGTCCAAGTCAACAGTGATATATTCTTTCTTTCAGACGATGGCATTAGATCGCTTGTTAGGTCAACAGCAGACGATTTTACATCTATTGGTCTTCCATTGTCCGAGGTAATAAAGGACGTTATTCAAGAAATCAATGTTGCTAAAATTGGAATATCTACCGCACACTTTTACGATAACAGATACTTCCTTGCGATACCTACTGGAGCAAACGATTTCAACGATACAATCATTGTGTACAATACAACCCTTGGAGCATTCGAGGGAACCTGGACTCCCAATGTAATGCAGTTTGCGTTGACCAACTTTCAAGACCAAGGCTTGCGGTTAATGATGAAATTGACAACAGGACAGATCATAAGATATAGCGGATACAAAACGCCAGCCCAATCTACAATTGCAGATTATCAAGACTTCGGTGTTTACACGACAACAGCGGGAACAACCACAACCACATCAACTGGCGTATTTAATTACGAATCCTATGTGCGAACAAAGGATTTTAACTTTGGAGATCCATTTGCCGCAAAATATGGCAGTCATTTTGAGGTTATATTTGATGACTCGTTTTCAACGGATACCACCATAACAATCCAGCGCGACATAGATGTTGGGGATATTGATGTTCAGCCGAACTTAAATATATCAAGCTCTGCACTTACGCTTGAATTTACATTACCAGCGCAACTCCCAACATCTGTAAAGAAACGGATTGCAAGCGACCTTCGCAAATACGAGAAATGGAGATTGCTTAACGTCAAGATTCAAAGCGCGGCAAACAAGATGGCTATTCGCCAGATCACGGCAGCGGCCAATCCAGATACCATCGAGATCCAGAAAACGCTATGACGGCTGTTGAGTATATTGAGCAAAGCGGTGTTCCAGAGGCTATGTGGCCTAACCTAAAGGCTTGGTACGGCTGGTTTGAGAAGCAGGGCATGGTTGGCATTGTGGAGGATAAGGATGGCATTGCTGGGGTGGCTTTGGCTAGGTGCATAAAGGATGGGCAAAAGCCTGACCATTATGTTCATAGCGAAGATGGTCAGAATGTGTTTGTTGATTTGACTATCTCCTCAAAAGGTGCTAAATCCTTACGATGCTTGCTGTTGCTCCTTTGGGAGCGTTTTGGTCCTCGCAAGCGGATCACCTTCAATCGTTCTGGCAAACCAAGGAGTTATTGTTATATGACATTTATGCGAAAGGCTAGGGTCTAATATGGGTGGCTCGCCATCTATTCCGTCACCGCCTCCTCCGCCCGATCCAGCGGCGGTAGCGCAGGCCAATGCAGAGGCGTATAAGAAGAATATTGAGACATATCTTGAGAAGTCTCCAGAACTAGCCGCGATGGAAAACAAGCTTCGCGTTCAGTATATGCCCCAACAGCGAGCATTGGAGCGTCAATTATCAGCCCTAGACCAGCAGGCAGGCGTGCAGGCTGGGATGCAGCTAGAACGCCAATATGGACCACAGCGCACCCTAGAATCTCTCCGCAGGCAGTATGAGACTAGCCCGCAAGCCTACGCCATAAACCGTGGTTTGGGCGATCAGATGACTAGGCAGTTCGAGCGTCTTTATGGAACATCGCCCTATGGATCGGTTGAGCAGAATGTAGCGTTCAACCGCCAGCTAGGACCAGTTGATTTCTACGGCACGCTTGGGACAGGCATCAGCAATCCAGAGTTAAAGGCTTAATATGGGATTAAAGCGCACAGTAAAATGGACGGCCTACGATGTGGACGAAAAGGGCGAGATTGTTCCAAGAACAGTAAGTCAACAGCTTGTCTCTAACTCAAATGATCGAAGGGTTTCCATGACAGCACAATTGGATTCTCAAGAAAGGGGATTAGCAGATCAATCGGCAAAAAGCTATAGCGATGCAATTCTTAAAAGCAACGAAATAAAAACAAAGGCTCTTGAGAAGCGTCTTTCTGATGTTACTAGCCAAGAAAACACTCGCAACTCTCTTGCGTCACAAATTCAAGCATTGACTGCTGGTGGAGGTGGAATGCAAAATCAAAACGCTGGTCCAGAGTTTAACCAAGCCTTGGCCCAACTTTCCGCTGACCGCAACTATGGTTCTTCTGATCTTGGATCAAAACTTAATTTTCAAGTCTCCGATAAGCAGATTGTTGACGACTACAATAGTTCAAAACTATCCCGCCTAAACAGCGTCATCGAGCGTGGCAATACTCAGATTGCTGGCATCAATGAACGGCTTGCTACGGCCAACAAACTTCTTGCCGATCTTCCTGCTGGTGATGCTAGGCGCACATCTTCCGAAGTATTCATTAAGCAGCTCAACGATGACCTAAAGAGTGTAACCAGCGCAGTGACAAGCGCACAAGAGAGCCAAAATAATTTCAGGCCAATTTCAATTAATAGCCCAGAAGGACTAAAAGAGATCACATCCTTCCGATCATTTGTTCAGCTACCCGAAGAGCGCGCCTCACAACAGCTTTACCAAATTGATCCAGATTCTTACCGCACTGCGGTTGGCTTAGGTCAGCAGTATCGCCAGATGGCTACTGAGCCAATTGGAGCTACGACCACTCCAGAGACTGAGCAGATTCGTCAGACCATCGAGGACGAGGCTCTCAATCAGCTTCGCCTTGGATCGACCATTGGCGCGGAAGAACGGCGTGGATACGAGCAAGCCATCCGTGGAGCGCAAACTGCCCGTGGCAACATCTTTGGCCTTGGACCAGCAGTACAAGAAGCCTCGCAGATCGGTGCTGCTGGCGAAGCCCGCAAGCTTGCACGCTATGGAGCAGCACAGAGCTTCCTTGGATCTGGTCAGTCAACTGGTGATGCGCTCAAAGCTGATATAGCGTTCCGTGACGCATTGCGTCAGAACAGGCTTGGAGCAGCCGCTAACTTCATTGGTGGTGGACCTTCGATTGGAAATCTTGCATCAGCGCGCACAGCCCAACAACAGGGTGCGTTCCAGAATTACATCCAAGCCAATCAAGCTTTGCCTGGTGGGTTTAACCAACAGCCCTCTACGGCTGCTAACTTCTATCAGACAACAAGCCCAGAGATTCCTGTTGCTCTTACCAATGCGTTTAACCAGCTTTATCGCTCGCAGGCTGATTACGGAGCAAGTACATACGGTGCGCAGGTTGGTGCAATTTCTAGACAGCCGAGTGGGGCTGAACAATTTGGTCAGATTGCTACTGGCCTTGGCAACTTAATCAAGATATAAGGAGACTTATGGCAGTAATTGATGTACCAGAATTGATGAATATGTTTCGCCAAGGCGATATTGACAAGCAAGCTGCTGCCGAAGCGCAAAGGAAGCAGGCTTTAGAGGAGCGTGCAATGGCTTTGAAGGAACAGCCAGATGTTGACTTTAGCTTCGAGAAGGGTGGATTGAAGGTTAAGGGAAAGCTTAAAGACCTCCCTGCGTTAAGCCAAGACCCAGCGTTTGCTCCTTACCTTGCTGGGATTGGTGGCACAATCACGAATGAACAATCTTTGGAAAACGAAGACATCAATGCTCAGAGAGAGGCAATCAATACAAGATTGACAAAACTTTCGCAAGAAAAATTGAAGCAAGAGCTTGAGATTGCAAAAGGAGATACACGCACTGGCGCAATGGAGCTTGGTCTTGGTCTTGTAGGACTGAAGAAAAGATCGGATGTAATGAAGGAAGTTGAGGCCGAGCGTAAGGTTCTTCAAGGCAAAATGGCCGAACTTGGCTTTAACAGACAAGCGGGTCAGATGGAAACGAATGTTCCAGATTATCAATCTGAAGCAATGCCGTTACAAGCCACGCAGCAAGCAGCACCACAAGCAGCACCGCAAGTTGCTCCAGAGACTCCAGCGCAAGCACCAGCACAACAAGAAGCACCAAGGAACTTTAAGAGTCTTCAAGAAGCAAGAGCAGCAGGCGTAAAGCCTGGGCAACTTATTTACATCAACGGAAAGCCAGGGCGACTGCAAGCGAGGCAGTAAGCTATGGCTATAGAGCCAGAGCTTGAGTTCGTTCCAGAGCAGGAACAAGATTTAGAGTTTGCTCCTCTTTCACAAGAAGAAGCTGGCAATTTAACCAAGGCTGATTATTTAGCATCTGGTGGCGCGCCAGAGGATGTAATCTCTCCAGAGCGTGAGGCTGTATTACAGCAAGAAACACAGCGTCAACTACAAGCTGGTGCAACGCCACAGCAAGCATCCATTGAAGCTGGCAAGGCTGTGGATGCTATGGGTACGATCCGCAGGCCAGATGGCACGATAGCCGAAGGATACAAGCCAACAGCGCAGGCGTTGGCTGAAGGCATTATCGAGACACCAGCAATACCAGCCGTAAAGGAAGCGCAGAGGCTGGGCATTGAAACCGTATCGTCTGGAACGGATAAGGCCACTGGAGTTGGCTTTGCCATTGGCAGAAACAAGGACGGCAAGGTGGTACGCTTTGAGGCTGACAAGGATGGCAATGTTGACTCCTTTGAGCTTGAGCCAGAAGAACCCAGCAGGCTAGGCGCGATTGCACGCACTGTTGCGAGCCAAGTAATCCCCGCAACAACTGGTGCTGTGGCTGCTGAAACCGTTGCCGCGCTTACACCTGGAGGCATACTGCCAAAGCTTGCTACTGGCGCGATTGCTGGTATCGGTGGATTTATTGCAGGCCAGAAGGGGCAAGAGGCTGCTGGCAAAGCATTGCTAGGTCCAGAGCGCATGGCTCGCATCAGCGAAGTATTACAGCGCGATGTTGAGAAGTATCCAATAACCACAACGGCGGCATCCATTCTTACACCTACTGGCGGAGGATTGGCTGGATTGGCAAGAGGGGTTGCTGAAGGATTTACTGGCAAGGTCGCACCAGCAGCAAGGGCTGTTGCTCCTGCTGTTATGCCATCAATTGAAAGTACGACTGCAGCGGGAAGAGTGCTACAAGAGTTAAGGCAGGCACCAAGAGCAGTTGAAGCTGTTTCCCCAAGAGCAGAGCAAGCCGCCAGCAAGGCTGGCGTTCCTCCAGTTGAATTGCCAATTGAATTGCCAGCACTCCCTAAGGGCGTTGGATATAGGCAGGCAGGCGTAAAGATGGTAAAAGATCCATTCCTTGATAGAGGAGTGCGTGAACAGCTTGCAAAGAGTGAGGACATAAAGTACGCAAAGTTTGGTCAGAAGGCACTGCAAGAGTCATTGGCATCAGAATCTGATGATGTTGTAAGAGGAGTTTATGATTCTGGAACGGCAACGCAAAAAATTGTTGCAAATGCGGAACTAATTAAACGAGCATCAAAACAAGGAGATGTTAAGTCTTTGCTTGAATTTGCAAAGACTAGGGCAAAATCAATTACAGAGTCAGCCCAAAATATGGCTGCAATGAGAACCCTGCCATCAGCAACTCAAGATGGTTACCTAGCAACACTTAGCGTTTTTCTGGACAAGAACGGCAGAAGCCTTACCCCAAAACTTCTTCAAGACTCTAAAAAACTTTTTGCACTTCAAGCCAGAACTAGGTCAACCTATGAAAATCTTGCTGAAACAGCAAGAAACACGCTGGATGATGTTGACATACAGAAAGCAATTCAAGCAGAGAAAAGATTTGTTGAAAGTGCATTTAGATTCCAGAACTTTGAATCAAGGCTTGTTCCCAAGAAGTTTTTTGCTGAAACCTTGCCAACTGTAATACAAGGAAATCTTCTTGCTCCTTTGTCATTGGTCACAAATCTTTGGAGCAATGCGGTAAGCTCATTGCCTAGAGCGATGGGAAGGCAGGGCGCGTTTATAAGCCAAGAAGTGGCAAGGGCATTCAAAAAATCAGTTGGGCTTCCAGTTGCAGAAAGAACTGTGTCCTCACCAATATCTTTGGCTGGAGCAAGAAGAGTTGGAGAAACGGTTAAGGCATTTGTTCGGGGAGGCGGAGAAGGATTGGCTGGGTTAAAAAGAGGCATCAGTGCTGAAGGATTATTGTCTGGAGAGAAAATAAGGGGATTTCAGCCAGCCCAAGCGTTTAGACAATTCTGGACAGGATCTGGATTGGCTCAACCAGTTCTTAACGGATGGAAAGGATTGGGGCAGGCTGGCCTTGATAGGGCTAGACTGGCCGCCGAAACAGTGCTTGGCGTTCCGCCAGAAACAATGTTGCGACTACTTCAGCTTGGAGATACTCCATTCAGAAGAATGGCTCAAGCAAGGCTTTTGGCTGAATCCGCACAACTTCAAAGAGTATCCAAGATTTCGTCTCTTAATAATGAGCTTTCAAAATTGTTATCAAAACCCAAAACAACAGCAACTGACTCAGCAAAAATACAAGACATTAGGAATCAAATTGAGTCGATTGGCAAAAGAGAAATTGGAAAAGAAATTTCAGTAGCAACAAGACTTCCATCAGCGGAAGCCTTAGAGAAAATAGAACAAGAGGCAGCAGAAGCCGTGTTCCAGCAGGACACGCCACTATCAAGAGCAGCCTTGAGCGTGTCAAATATGTTTGGCCTTGGTAATAGGGTTGGATTGGCGAGGACTCTTGGGAAGACAATTATCCCATACGCAAAGACACCAGCAAATGTGATCGATGAAATGCTTGATTATTCGCTTCCTGGTTATGCGCTAGTTACAAAGGGAATACCAGCAATGCAATCCAAGGACGCTAGAGGCGTACACATGGCAATAGGAAAAACATTAACAAGCCTAACCATAGGGGCAGTTGCAAAAACATTGTCGGACGCTGGGGTGATTGGCGGGTCGGCAGAGGATTCCGAGAAGACTAGGGACATACAATACAAAACACTTCCTCCCCGAACAATAAACCTAAGCGCGCTTGAGAGATTTGCAGAAGGTGATTCCACAGACCTCCAGCCTGGTGATCGTGTTATGAATCTTGAAAAAATGGGTATTGTTGGCGGGATGCTTGCAACTTGGAACGAAGCAAGCAAGGCAACAGATAAGGGTGACTTTATAAGTCCAGAGTTTTTAACTGCACTTGTTCCAGAAACCCTATCATTCGCGATGAACCAAAGTTTTCTGAAGGGAACAAACAGCCTTCTTTCGGCCATGCTGGACGGGAAGAGGGATAGAATGGACAAATGGATTGCCAATTACTTTGGAACGGTATCTTCAATAGTTTTCCCCAATACGCTTAGTGCTGTGTCAAGGTCTATGAGCGATTCATTGCCAGAGAAAATAAAGATTAAGGATATTGAGGGTGAAGATACGACAGAAAGAACGCTTAATTTATTTGGCGAAGTCCTCAAAAGAAAGATTCCTGGCTATGCAGAGGATTTACCAAGAAAGATTGATATATGGGGAAGAGAAATACCGCAGACACCAGAAGGTGCTGATCCAGTGATGTACAACTTCTTTGATTTCACCAAGTCAAGAGAAGCAACATACGATAAAACCACCTTGGCAATTTACAAGCTATTCAAGGAAACTGAAAATGGAGACGTGATACCACCGAAGCCTTTAGAGCAATTTATGATTGGCAACGAAAAGTACAGGCTATCTCCAGAGTTGTATGAAAAATACTCAAAGATAAGAGGCCGAGCCAACCGCGCTGCTGCTGAAGCATTGCTTGGTGATAGTGGCTTCAAGAGGCTTGGTAGCGAGGATAAGGTTAGGGCATTAAAGAGCGCGTATTCTCAAGTTGGCAGTGACGCAAGAAAAGAGTTTTTGATTCGCAATGAGTCAAGAATCAAGCGAGGCGAGAAACAATGAAGTTTTCAATAAACCCATCCAAGGATGTTTCCCTGAGAAACGACATGGTGGCAAGGGAGCTTACTGGTACTGGATATGAGGCAGTGCCAGAAGAGGTGAGAAGGATCGCTCCAATTGAGAAGGCCAGAGAATACGCCAAGCAAGCACCGCAAGTAGAGCAAGCTGTGCTAGAACCGCCAGAACTTGACTTTATAGAGGAACAACAACCCATGCAAACAAAACCAGAACAAGATGTACTACAAACAGCAGCGTTAAAGACGATTGATTTTGAGGCGAGGAAGGACAAGCAAGGAAATGTGCAGGTCTATAAATTGCCAGCAGGAGATATGGGTGGTAATTTCGAGGTTGCTGGTATTAACGATAAGTATCATCCAGATGCCTTCAAAAGAATCTCATCGCTCCCAGCGCAAGAAAGAGCGCAGGCTGCGGCGCGGTACGTCAAGGAGTACACCAGCCCATTCGTCTCTAAACTGCCCCAAGAAGTCCAACCATTCGCACAGGATCTCGCGTTTAATCGCGGGATGGGCGGTGCAACGAAGTACATCCAGCAAGGGTTGAACACGCTGGGGCAGAAGGTGGCTGTTGACGGAGGGCTAGGTCCAAAGACATTGGCTGCGATCAACCAAGTTGAGCCGAAGGCGTTAATGCGTGCAGCCAGCCAAGCCCAGCTTGAGGACGAATACCGAATGGCTCAACGCAACCCAGCCAGAAAGAAGTTTATTAGTGGACTAGAAAGCAGAATACGGAATAGGCTCGCAATATTTGGAGCTTAATCATTATCCTCTTCTTGAGATCCAACCCAAACAGCATCTCCATTCATATAGGCAGAACCAGCCTTAATCGTTGCGGAAGTTCCATAAAAGAAATTCCTAGACTTCGATATGAATGTTGCATCTTTCCCAACAACACTACTTCCAGACTTAAAATAGAAACCTTCAGTAGAAATTATTGACCTACCAGATGACGATGAATAAGCCATTCCACCATTCTCTGATATTACGCATCCACGACCACACGAGAATCCGTTGCGCTTTAGCACTGCTCCCACAAAATCAGCAGCGTCAGCATCATCATCTTCCGCCATCACCGATGCCATCAGCATCGCCGTCAGTGTTATCATTGTTATTGCTTTCATAGGAAAAAGTCTCTAGGACAAACAGAAAGCCGTCAAGGATGAAATTAACATCACGCCAAGTAGGTGCAGTTGGGGTAGCTCGCGTTACTGGCGCGTTGCTACGGTGCGGGTACAACGTACTTACGCCTTACGAGGATTTCGCGGGGTACGATGTGGTAGCCGAGAAGAATAATAAGTTTTACCGCATCCAAGTTAAGACCGCCCAAGCCATAGAGCCTGGTCGAACCAAGTACCGCTTCACTACCAGCAGTGGCAATGGTTTCAATATCCCCAAACGCGCAATCAGTGGCGTGGATTATGTGGCCTGCTGGGGTATGAACGATGATCTGTTCTGGCTGTTGCCCATCGCCAAGTGCAAAAGCATAACAACTAAACTTTGTCCATCGACAGGCCAGAACTGGCGTGTATTCCAAAGTTTGTGAACGAGAAAGAAGCTTGGGCTAAGTTCGAGGAAGGTCTAAAGGATATGGAGTCCTTTGATGAGGCTGTGGCTTGGGTCAAGAAGAACAAGAAGATAGTCGAGAAACTGACCATGATGGCAATGATTAGACGATTTAATGAGGATATTAGCCGCGCTAATAAGACCTGGCGGAACTGAAATAGATTAAAATATATATCGACACCATCGTGGGTTGACAGCTAAACCCGATGGATGGGCAAAATCAATAGTCGGGCTAAAGGCGCAGCGGGTGAGAGAGAATTAGCAAACTACCTGCGGGAGCAGGGCTGGCAGAAGGCTCGCCGTAGTCAACAATTTGCAGGCAATCCCGAAGGCGGTAGCGGGGATGTGGTTTGCGAGAACTTCCCTTTCCACATAGAAGGCAAGCGTTGCCAAGCCCTAAAGCCAGAAGAGTGGATGGAGCAATCCAAGCGTGATTGTCCGAAGGGCAAGATCCCATCAGTATTCTTCCGCCGTAACGGACGCAAAGAATGGCTAGTCATAATGACCGCCGACAGCGTTTGTGAATTAGCTCGACAGATCGCGCCTGCCAATGTCACTATCGAATATGCAAAGACCGCAACCATCGCGCAGGGCTTTTACGTTAAGTCACCAGCTTTTGAAGACCTTACCCCAACAACAATAAACCCAAACAAATAAATAAAGGAGATACTACAATGGCATTGACATTAAGTGAATCAGCAAAACAAGAACGCAAGTTGCCCGAAGCTGGCGCAACTGTTGGCGTTCTTTACAGCCTAGTCGATCTAGGCCACCAGAAAACCAATTGGGACAACCAAGAGAAGTGGACACCTAAAGTTCGCTTGACCTTTGAGTTGCCCGATCAGACCGATGAGTTTGAGGTCGAGGAGAATGGCAAACGCACCACAGTCCAAAAGCCTATGGTCGTTTCCATCGAACAGACCCGCAGCCTTGGCGAGAAAGCAAGCCTTCGCAAGCTTCTCGAACAATGGCGCGGTCAGACCTTTACTTCCAAGGAACTCCAAGCATTCAGCTTGAAGAACCTGTTGGGAAAACCAGCTATGCTAACGCTGATCCACAAGACCAGCCAGCAGGGTCGGCAGTATTGCGCCATCGCAGGTGCATCCAAGCTACCCAAGGGCATGAAAGCACCAGCTACCACCACTAACGATCAGTTGTATTACGAGATCGAGCAGGGTGAGGCTGGGCAGTTCAACGATATGCCCGATTGGTTGCAGGAGAAGATTCGTGCTTCCAAGGAGTTTGCTACAAGTGCTGGGAAGTCTACTGCAATCAAGTCAGAACTTGATGCAGACGGCAACCAAGTGCCATTCTAAATCAAATGGCTCTTACAATCACAGCGAAAGAGCCTACTAATTCCCGTCTGGTCGCAACTGACCAGGCGGGACATTGGTACACAGCCGAGGGTGAATCCGCCCACGTTGTGATTGGCAAGAACGGAAAAGAAAGAAACACAACCGTAGCCGATGCGCGCCAGATGGGATTGTACCCATCCGTAACCAGCGTGCTTGGCATTATGGATAAGCCGCAACTAACGGCGTGGAAGATAGAGCAGGCCATTATGTCCTCGCTCACACTTCCGAAGGAGGCAGATGAAACGCTCGAAACCTACGCTCGAAGAGTGGTTAAGGACTCTAAAGAATC